TGGTGCATTCCACCACGGGGGCATCGAGTGTGATCTTTTGGCTGGCGTTGACCATCACCACCTTGGTGTTGGCGGTGATGGACTCGGACGCCTCTACCGTGGCGGTTTTAATGCCGGTCACGGTCAGCGCGCCGGTGGCGGGTTCGTACTCCAGTACCGCCCCATCCGGGAACACAACATGCAGCGCATCCGCCGAGACCGACGGGGCCGGGAAGTCATCAGAGAAAATGCCCGGCAGCACAAAGGCGGTATCTAATTCACCACCGAGCGCCAGTATCAACACCTGTTCGCCTTCGGACGGTGCCCACCAGGTACGGGAACGGCCCGCCCGGCAGGTGAGCCAATGCAGCCAGTCGGTGAGGTTACCGCCGGTCTCCACACGGCAAAGCCCATGATCCAGGTCAACGGTGTGGACGGTACCGATGCGGATCAGATTGCGCAGTAGGCGCAGGATGTTGGTTTGATTGTTCATGTAAGGAAGGATGCCGCTCCAAGCTGAAGACGGCAATGTAGAGTAGTTGGGAGGTGAAACAAACAACATGACTAATAATATATAACGTTATATGTATTAGCTCAGACCTGAACTGACGGTTTCCCTGGATAGAACACAATCTTATCTGATAGTCGGCTTTGAGCGAATAACAGACTGCTGGATTAGGTGCCATCTAAATTTTAAGATTGATTACTGAATGGCTTCGCGTTTATATTCCAACCTTTACCATTCGTGTTGCAGAGTAGAACCTCACAATTTGGTAAGTTCTTTTTTATTTCACTAAGTATAAAGCTTGCGCTTTCCAGTGGAAAACTGTGAATGCTACCTATATATATTTTCTTTATACTGTTTTTATCTATAGCAATAATTTCCTGACCATATTCTTTTTCGTATCCTCTTGTTATATTTCTCACAACCCTTACTTCTTCTTCATACGACCAATCCACTGATTTATACAAAAACATCCTTTGTAGTGCCTCTAAGTATTTATAATCATAATGAGTTACCATTCCCTCAATGATATTTATATTTTCTGAATCATTGAATCTCGAAGTTGGTTTTGTCGATGTGTATATTACACTACCAAATTTTGCAGGTATTATATTATTTCCTTCATCGTTTAGCCCGGCCTTGTCAGCATCAATTCCTATGACTAATCCCCCGTGAGTTGTATTGTTTTCTCCAAAATGAATGAATTTACTATCCCCATGTCGTTTCCCCCGTGCGTAATGTGCCCACATTAAAGCATTTAGCGGCGCTCTTGATAATGAAAGGACTCCATAATTAGATGTTAATTTAAGCAGATTTAAGTAATTATTTTTATGTGAGTAGTCATGGTCATCAGCCTCATAAAATGAAGAGGTTATTTCGAATGGATCATTAAGATCGTAAGGATGTGTGAATTTTACTGAAGGGTTTCTTACAATTTTCATTCCAGTGCATAAATCGACATATTTATACAGTATCATTAAATATTCTCCTAAATGTGTTGGGACTCTAGCATTTTATATTAATTGAATAAGAAATTAATCTGATTCCGCTTATTTTTCAACTCATTACCACGAATTTATTGCAGTGCCTTTATGACTTTTTTGTTAAATATAAACTAGCATCTTTACTAATGTCCGCTCTTGGCACAGAGCTGCCTGTCAGATTGGGTTTGGCTCAGTGCCGTAGCCGTGTCAGGTCAGGTCTGAGCTAATACACGTTATAATCTCTAATTATTTAATGACTATTTCATACCTACTTCCAACAGTTGCGTATTTCACTTGAATACTAGGATTTGCATCTTTAAGAATCCCAACAATCTCTTCCTTTTGACTTTCTGGCATTCTCCCGCCCAAATATATTGTTTTTATTGTGTTGTGTGAGTAGTAATGCTTGCCATGATTATGAGATGCAAAGCGTACTTCATTCTCATAGCGCCAATCTTCATGTTTATTTTTAAGCATTTCCATAATTATTTCCCTAGAGCTTTCACCCCCAGGATGAAGTTTTCCAATGTCTATTTCCCTCTGCGTACTGACGTAGTCTGTTTTTACCGGAATAATGTGGGAACTTTCGTTTTTATCGGAAAGACTTCTAAATAAACCAGGGAAGAACTCGATGCAGAAGCCTTTCATTTCGTCAGCATAATGGCTCCACATCAATCTATTTCTTATAGGATCGCTTCGTTCATCGCATTGAGATAGGGAAAGTATGCAACTCTCCTCTGTTTGATACTTTATGGATTGAATTAGTATTTCGTAAAGTTCTTTAATTATAACATCGAGCTTTGCGTGGTGTTTTTTATTTGAATATTTCACTTCCTCCAAAGCTTCAAACCATTCAATTGCTATTTTACGATTGATTACACTATGCTTACCAATTAAATTAACCTGACCTTCAAATGGATCATTAAGCTCACTCATTCGCGAAAACCAAGCATATCCGTCTTTAAGCGCATCAAGGCTGTATTTACTTACCCTGGAAAATTTATATAACAACTCATTTCGACTCTCTTCCATGATAACCATCCTCATTATCACTTGGGACACACAGTTAGATGAATGTAATATCAAGAAAGGGTAACTAATGCAAGGCACTTATTCTATCAATAATCACCTCCTCAATCAGATTAATATTTTTTTCACTTAGCCCCAGCAACGGCCTTTCCTCATACCGCACTTCAGGGGCACGCACCGAAGGCCGATCCCGTAGCCCATAATGATGCACTTCCGACATGCGCTTAACCCGCCCCACAAACTCCACCACGGCGGCATTGCTGTTGCCGCTGGCTTTTAAATAGCGTGCCGTACGCAGTTTGGTAAACATCGCCCGCTTAATTCTTCCTTGCTTACTCCGTAGTTGGGTTTTACGTGGAGCATAGGGTGTACCGTCGGAAGCCTGCTGTCGTTTGATATTCTGTTGCTGGCTGGCGCGCAAGCGCTTGGCAATGGTAACAGCCAACGCCTTACGCGACTGCGGCGACAAGTTGCCAATCAGCCCGGCTAGTTTGGTCTCAAAGGGTTCAAGTTCGTTCATGCCATTCACTCACTAATTCACCGTGAACATAGAGCTGTGTTGGGCGGGTCACGTTTTCCGGCAACGGTGGTTCCGACAGATGATCCACATGTAACGCACCGCCCTGCTCTTTCACAATCACCCGCTCGGTCAGTTGCAAGTTGATGCTGATATCAAACGAGCCATCATTGTTGATATCCGCCTCAAAGGTATAACCGGTGCGCCGCTTCTCCTCGGTCGCCATGATGTCCGGTTGGTTCTCTCGCAACCAGGCCAGGATCGGCACGATGATAAGATCCATATCCCCGCTGTAGTCGGTGATCAGCAGGTTTAGCCGAAACTGATATTCAAATGACAGCGAGCTGGCGAGCGTGGAGGCAATGCGCCCACTGTCGGTAAACAGGCGCAGATTCTCCGGGTTGCGTTGCAGCCAGGGCAAGGAGTCAGTCAGCGCGGCGCGCAGTTGTTGGGGCTTTATCATGGTGGCGTTCCTGACACTGTTTAATCATATCGACCTGGATTGCGCAGGTCGCCAGGGCGTGTTCAAGCTGGCGAATATCCGCGCTTAAATCCCCGTTAGTGGTCGGCTGGCTGGCCGGGATCTGGCACGGGCTGACCGTCGGACAACCAACGTAAATAATCGCCGGTGCCGGTGAAGGCGGGCCGCTGGTGCAACCGGATAACATCAACAGGCAAAGCCCGACTAAACCACTCGCGTAACGCCTGGTTTTCATTGAGTGCCCTCTGTAACTGTTGTTCACGCCGTAGGACCAGATGCTGCGCCCCGGCCAATGTATTTCTCAATTGCTGCTCTGCCTCGGCCTGCTGACCAGCTTCACGCTGCAACGCGGTGATCACCGTATCGCGGCTGTTGACGGCAGCGGTTAAGGTGCGGTTTTGCTGTTGCGCGTCCGCCAAGGATTTACCCAGGGAAATCACCTGCCATTTCAGCCAGCCGACGAGGGCCAATAGCATCAATACGGCTAACAACACCGAGCGGCTGCTCATCGCGCCCCCTGCAAGCACAACGCCTGTTCGGCTGCCCGGCGACGCTCCAGCCCTTTCGACTTCACCCCGTTGACGTACACCCAGCGCGGCAACTGCTGGCAGGCATTGCGCCAATCC